GATCAGTGGCCCCTCTCTCCACGAGGGGTCAAAGTAGCACCCCTGTTTCCTGACGAGTGGATTATATTGCCATAGAGAAGATGAGGACGACACGTAAGATAAAGAAGTGTTGGGGATATCATTTAATCGTAAATGCGGCAGGATGTGATGCCGATGCCATTAGATCGAAGGAGACGATCCGTGAGTTCTCGGCGGCCCTTGTAAAAGGGATTGATATGGTTGCCTATGGGAAGCCGCAGATTGTTCGCTTCGGTACCGATGTGCAGAAGGGATACACTCTCGTGCAGTTGATTGAGACATCCAATATTACAGCCCACTTCAGTGAGGAGTCCGACGAGGTATATCTCGACGTATTTTCCTGCAAGAAATTCAATCCCAAGGATGCACTCGCTATCTTCAAGAAGTACTTCAAGCCCGTGAAAATGGGGACGGAGTTTCTCGTTCGGCAGGCTCCTCGTGTTTGATCTGCGAGGGGTAGGAGTAAAGAGAGTAAAATGCATGACCGTACTCGTGTATTTTTCCTTTCCTGGTTCAATGTAGATGATACGGGTATGTATCGCACCGACTACCTTTGAGATTATGGCGATGCAAGAGAAGCAGAATACATACGTAGACATCGACTATGTTCCAGACAGGGACAAGGCTATGAAGGAGCATGCGACAATGACAAAGGATTTTGCCTACACACCTGTTCATGTGTATACCGTAATGCCTCGTCACAAGGTACATCTTCCTGATATTGTTTTCATTGCGAACGGAGGTCTGTCCCTACCCAGGCTCCCCGAGCCATGCGTCCTTCTTCCTTCCATGAAATACATCCAGAGAAAGCGGGAACTTCCCTATCTGAAGGGCATCTACAACGATCTCGGCATCAAGACAATCCCTTTTCCTAGATCGGCAACCTTTGAGGGGCAGGCGGAGTTAAAGTGGTTCCATGGAGGGACTCTTGCTGTGGGTGGCTACGGGTTTCGGTCAACAAAGAAGAGTTTCGACGTTCTGGCTCGAGTTTTAGCGGATGTCTACGGGAAACATGGAGTTGCACCCCCCAAGATACTCGCTCTGCCCTTAGAATCTGCTGACTACTATCACCTCGACGTTGCCATGTTAGAACATGGGGATACGTGTATCGTACACAAGAGGGCATTTTCTACTGCAAGTATCGCTGCACTAGAAAGGTTTCTTGGAAAGGGGTCTGTATATGTTCTCGATACGAAGGATTCCTTTTGTCTGAATGCAGTTGTCGATGGAAAGAACCTTATCACCCATAGATTAACAGACCCGAAGCTCAAGGGGATACTGGAGAAGCGTACAGGCCTCAATGTGACCCAGGTCGATACAAGGGAGTTTGAAAAATCAGGTGGTTCTGTGCGCTGCATGACGCTTGATATCTACGCTGCAAACTGAACCTTTGGCTTGCGACCAGGGCGCTTCTTTTGTTTCGGCACGGGTTCAGGTTCAGGTTCAGGCTGAGGTTGAGGTTGGGGTTCTGGCTCTGAGATGGTCTGTCCATTAGTTTGCATCATACTCTTCAAGTGATCGAGTTCTGCCATGACCTCGTGAAGCTGGACCTGCATTTCCTCTCGCACAGCAGCAATATATTTCTGCGAGGGATCTGCCTCACGAGTCTCAATCAAATATGACTGAAACTGGTAGAGAAGATTCTCATATTTCTCCTTATACACAAAGTCCTCCTCCTTTGCCTCGAGGATTTGCATACGAGAATAATCGAGCGACTCCTCTGAATGGCGCAGGGTACCACGTGCATCCCGTACACATTTGGCAGCAAGTTGCACGGCCAGATGAAACTCTGGTACGGTAAGACGACGTATATCAGAAGGCACCTCCTTTCCAACTGGCCATCTAAATTCTACGATAGGATTTGGATGGGAAGACCTGACCGATTGAAATGCAATCGTGTTCATCTAGATGGGTGTATCGTGATTTCTTTAGTCCTCGCCCATGTACTTCGTATACTCGTCAGTTGCAGTGAGAGCACTTATGAAATAGCACGATGGGTTTGCAAGCTGAAACTGAATGAAGGTGTAGATTTCCTGTAGCTCCATCTCGCCCCGCTTGTTCATATATTGGGGACCACACAACTTCGCAAAATCGGTCGTGGGCTTCACACGTGTATATTTATCGAGCCCGTACTTCCTGTAAAAGCGGTCCTCGTGCGTCTCGACGGAGCCGCCCTTCAGGGTGTAGGGTAATTTCTTCTCCTTCAAAAAAGATATGACCTCACTCATATCCTCGACGGAGTCAATGTTTATTTCCAGAGTTGCCATTATATATAGTTCGTGCTACGGATTTAGGTCTGGTGCTCCTTGGCACTGCGAATCTGATTCCACAGAACCTTCTCCCACATGACCTTCTCCTCAGGATACATGCCGTCAGGAGAATGCACGAAGGGCTTCCACTTGTGCACGGCTGAAAGCATCCCGTACATATCCTCGACGGTTGCATCCTTGAGCTTCGCTTGCATGGAGCGTTCCTTATCGAGGTTCGCCAACTTCTCGGAAGAAGTGATGAGGTGCACATATGCGGCGTGAGCCTGATTCAGTGCCACCTGGGCGTCAGAGAAGTTCTTCTTGGCCTCCATGTAGTCCCGCTCTACGTCCTCGTAGACACTGTCGACGTAGGCCTTGCGGTGATAGATGGCATCATCCGTGAAGGACTCGTAGTAGGAGTCCATCGTCTGGTTCAGAGGGCAGCAGCCGAAGCGACACATGCGAGTAAGAGGTGTGGGCTTCTGCTCCTGCTCCTGCTCCTTCTCCTGCTCCTGCTCCTCCTCGGGCTCCTGCTCCTCCTCCTCGGGCTCCTCAGACTCCTTGGTTGCATTCGGTCTGAAGACATACTCACGACCACTCAGAACATGGATACTTGCAAGGAACATAATGCAAATCAGGAAGGTGAGCACGTTGGCGAAGGTCTTCTCAACATCCATGGCGGTAATCATTGCAGGACATGTTTTAGGCGGGGGCGAGGGCTTCAACTTTTTTTTCTGCACAGTAGGTGCGAACAAGCAGCGAAGCTGCCAAGCACCGCAGGTGCGAGTGCAAGCGCAGACAGTACCGTAGGTGCCAAGCACCACAGACAATAAGCACAGAAAGAACCTCACATCCACTCTTTGACAATAACCGAATCAATCCACCCATCAATATCTCCTGTCACAGGATGACGTATTACCTTCACGTTTCGAAAGACCGGCAGCCCCTCTTCCCATCCTGGCTGCTTCTTCAGGTCCTTGATTACTCTCTGGGTGCCAAAGTAAGGGTCACGTAGATCAAATCCATGTGCCAAGGTTGCAAATTCCGTACCCCCAACATCAATAATGTGACCTGATTCAAGCAGTAGGTTGTATACCTTTGGCATATAGGATTCTTTCTCTTCAACAAGGTGAGTGGGCTTCCCCCACTGACCAATTCGACACGGATGATGAGGGGTCACCGCAAATCCATTTATCCAGCACATACTCTGTGCCACCTGATGGGATTCGCAGACGACGACGGCCTTGATTGCAGCTGGACCCGTCGGCGTGAAGACCATATCGTCACGGCGAAGAGAAGAAATTGCCTTCCTCGATCCATCTGCAAGAAGAACTGGCGAACTAGGACCAAATCCTCTACCGAATTGATTGTTAAAGGGGTGTGTCATAGAGGTTTGTGGTCAAGATGGTTTAGACCTTTGGCCTACGTGCCTTAGACCTTTGGCCTACGTGCCTTAGACCTTTGGCTTCGTTTTCCCCCTTGGATTTGATTCACACCACACGATAGCATGGAGTCGGTCGTATTTGGGTCCGACATCACCACCCTCTTAGACACAACACCTAGAGACTTCCAGGACAACAGCTTCTTCCCCCTTGACGCAGAAACAACATGGTGGCTGCCAACCCCCGACAGAAAGACCCATCCCTTCTCCCTCTCCCTCCAGCAGTTCCCGTTCCGAGGTCCCACATCCTTTGGTCAACGCTTCACCTTCGACGTGCCTTCCGTAGGTTGCGGCGACATTCTCTTGGCCACCTGCCTGCAAATTGAACTCGGTCATTGGTTCGATGATACCACCATCTGCCGCCTTCAGTCGGGTCAATACACCTACGCACCTGGGCAAACTGTCTGGAACTACGCCAACAGCCTGGGAACCGTCATCGTGGAGAAAGCCGAGCTCGAAGTCAACGGGGTTACGATTGAAAGTATCGACGGCGATTTTATCAACGTGCATGGCTTACTGGGGCGAGATATCCAGACCCAGTATGGTATCTCTGTCGACGGCCTCGGTCGCTATGCCTTCCCCTATACTCCTCGGTCGGCAAGCCCCTTCCCTACAGAATCAGGTTCCCTTTGTATCCCGCTCTCCTTCTTCTTCCAACGTATCATGTTAAAGGAGGGGTTTCCCCTTCTTGCTGTGAAACAGGGTGGTGTCAAGATCCACATCACCCTTCGCCCCTTTGAAGCCTGTGTAGTTTCGAGTGGTGCTGATATGAACCCCTTAGGAAAAAGAGTGCAGCTGCTCTCTGCAGGCGTTCCAGTGTTCGTGAATACGCTGGGCTCGATACCCCAGTTCAAGAAGATTCAGCTCATTACCTATGCTGCTCACACCCAGGGAAGTGTACACGAGTCTCTTCTACGGACTCCCTTCGAGATCCTCACCCGCAGGGTGGAGACCTTTTCTTTCTTGGAGCCCCTCAAGTACAGCGTGACTACTGCATCCGATGATAGTATCAATGTGCAACTCCCCCTGGAAATAAATCATCCGATGGAAGAAATCATCTGGTTTCTACGAAGAAAGGCGTGCACCGATACGAATACCTACGTCAACTACTCGGCGGTCACAGAGGAGGAGTTCCATCCCATTTTCAACAAGAGACGACCCCTGTTACAAAAGGCTGCGATCTATTTGAATGGAACGGAAGTAGTGCAAAAGGAAGAGTCTTGGTTTCGGCGGCACATTGCGTCTCAGCATGCGGGGGGGATTGCTGCATACTCGCAGTATATCTACGGCTACTCCTTTTCGAGGAACCCTGGGAAGCATCAGCCTTCTGGGACGGCGAATGCATCGAAGCTGCAGTCCGTCAAGCTGGCGCTAACTGTGCAGCATCCTGGAGGCACATTCAATCAGGAGTGGGAGGTGGTCGTGTACGTGATACGCCTCGATTGGCTGCGCTTTCAGAATGGGATGGCTAGTTGTATTTATATGGATTAGTTGCAGTTGGTGATTTTATCGGGCAAGAATAGATGAGTTCACGGGATCTATGTACAGGACGTGATCCGAGAGGTGACTTCGACAGAATACAAAAGAAGGTTCTTCCTCAAAGAAGACCATCAGGGCGCAAATTAGCTCTCTTCCTCCTGGGTAGCCCCGCAAGTGGCAAGACAAGTGTAAAAGGAGAGTGGGTGGGTATGCTGGGGCTGGGGGCCGACTTTGTCGACATCTCACCCGATGACATTATGGCCGAGCTCCCTCAGTACAAGGCCTTTGTCGCTGCAGGGGATGCGGGGGCTGCTGCGAAGTGCCATGGCAGAGCCTATAAGATAACATCCGAACTCATCAAGGCTGCTACGGCCAGAGGTGAGGATATTCTTTTGGAGCGGACGGGGCAGGACGCCTATTGGACGACGAAGGACATGGAGAAGCTCGTGGCCCAGGGGTACACGATTCACATCTGCATCGTCGTGGCCGACCTTGCTAAGACACTTGAGAGAGAGCCGGTGCGGGCGGCGGCTACAGGGCGTCACATTAACGCTGTGACGATGGCGGACATTCACAAGAAGTTACAGGATAGCATTCGTGTGTACATGGAGCTGCCGTTTCTCAAGTCGTTTACGGTGTATGATAACAATGGCGACAGGCCGACAGTGGTTGAGCATCGTATGCGAGGGGGCAGACGTTCAAGGAAAACACGCAGACGCAAAATTTGAATTAGAATTTAGCAGAGTACGTAGGTCCACATGAGTATCGCCGATATTCGCATTATCAAGGGGAAACGGGCAGACCTTCTTCAACGAGAGAAGCTTCTACATGACACGCTTCGTATACTTGCACGCCACGAGTATCAGAAATATAAAGAAGGCCTATGGCCTAGACTGGGCTCGAATGGGCTGTCCTTTGAGGAATGGGTGCATTCGGACAAGCACGGAGTTGACGACGACATTAAGAAGATAACACCAACGCCTGCCTTTCGCAAGAAGCTGAAAAGGATACAAGATGCTGGTGTTATACTTCCCGAGGAGGACGAACTATCGATCGAGGCAAAGATACTAATGATGATGAAGGATGGGTGGGTCATGAAGGGGGATCCCTTCTCCGCAGAAAATGCATGGGTACAGATTATGGTCAAGACCACTTAGAACTTTCACCACCCCTTTACAGAGATGGCTTCCGCGAGTCTACTGAACCTCGTGTACTCAGGCCTCCAAGAAGATCGCCTTCTTCCACCCAAGGGAATCGCCAAAATAGACACCTTCCAAAAGGTTTTTCGTAAGACAGGGCGCTTTACGACTGAATGGTTTCGCCTGAATTTCGACGGTAGAGCATCCTTCGGCACAACTGCACGAGCCACTCTTCCCCGTAGAGGACATCTAATTACGAAAGCATTCCTTGTTACTGTCATGCCCGATATCAGTACTGTACAAGCAACAGCCGCAGCCCAAGCACCGGCAGGGTCTACGGTCAGTCCCACCTTCGGATGGACAAATTCCATTGGTCACGCCCTTATCCAAGATACACGGGTTACGATAGCTGGTGAACCCATTGATATCATGGATGGTCGCCTCTTAGAGATGTTGGATGAGTTTCACACACCCCTAGAAAAGGTTACGACAGTGAATCGCATGATTGGGCGTCGTGACGCAGGGTTTACCGCAAAGTCAAATGGGTATGCGAGCCCGAACCAGGAGGTCATTACACCCCTTCCTTTTTGGTTCATGCGAGGCGATCCGTCTGCTGCACTTCCCATTGATGCCATCAGCTTAGATTCTGTACAAATAAGCGTAACCTATTCGCCCCTTGCGTCACTGTATGTGTCTGATACGCTTTCTACTGCTCCTGCTGCAGGCTACGTTCCACTCACAGGCACTACCTTCACATATACGGGGGATTCTGTAGTGCAGAGTACGGTGACAACTGCCAATGCATATGACATAGTTGACTCATACATATTGCTGGAATATGTATATCTTGATAGCCCGGAAGCGAATCGTATTCGCCTGGCAAACATCGAGTATCCCATCGTGCAGCACTACGCAGTAACACCATTTGAGACACGAGGTGCAACAGCGAAGATTCCTATGCGAATCCCCAATCTTACACGAGAGCTGTACTTTATGGTGCATCGCCCTGAAGCCGATGCGTATAATGCCCCTTTCTTAGCAACACGGGATTTATCTTCAGGTGGCCCAGGCGTTTGGTGGCCCGATGCCCAGGGTCTCAGCACAAAGTCCTTTTCTCGTCTCATCCCCGCCTATAGCACCCTCGATTCGGAGCCGATTACAAGTTTGAGCCTCGTATATGAGGGGTTCCTTGTGAGATATGGTACAGATATGCCGGCACTCTTTCGAAGCATCTTACCAGGAATGGAACAGAGAAAGACTCCTTGGCACAATAAATACTATTATCACATACCCTTTGGTACACAGCATGAACAATTCGGCATTACAAATGCAATGGGTCATGCAAATCTTGATAAAATACAAAGGGTCGAGCTTTCGATGACATTCAAGCCCTTCCGTGGCAGTATGCGGATAACGGATGTGCCGGCATATACGGTGTATTGCTGGGCGGAGACGTATGCCTTATTACGTGTATATGGTGGAAGAGCGGGACTTCTGTTTACTTATTAATAAGATTACTGACTGTAAGTCGGTTAGCCATAGGCTTGTTGACTGTAAGTCAGTTAGCCATAGGCTTGTTGACTGTAAGTCGGTTAGCCATAGGCTTGTTGACTGTAAGTCAGTTAGCCATAGGCTTGCGGAAAAAGCTAAGGCGACCAAGGCTCTCCTTGAAGTCAGGGGTCAGGGTCGAGAATCCATCCATCTTCTTTTCCGATGCACGCTCAAACGACTCTGTTACCTTTTGCGTCCACGTGCTAATAGGGTCGTCTGACTTGTCATAGGGCAAGTAGTCAGGACTCGCAGAACGCTCTGTTGTATTTTTGAAGATCGCTTTTACATCAGAGATATTGGTAGGACTAATATTAAATTTGCGGTTCTCAGGGATTGCTACTGCTCCTGCTCCTGCTCCTGCAGCTGCAGTAACAGGGACATCGACTTTCTCTTCCACAGGACTCACTTCCACGTCGGACTCCGAGTCAGATGAGAAGAGTGCGTCAAAACTGATTGGCTTCCGCTGCCCAAAATCTGTAATAGGTGCACCTAACTGAACTCTTCTCATCTAGAGAGGAGCGTAGAAATTCCTTAGACCGTTGGTAACGTATCACTGTTGCTAAAGTTGATAGATAGAATAGCCTCATAGAATAGCATGAAGCTTGTTGTTGTAGAATCGCCCGCCAAATGTAAGAAGATTGCCGGATTTCTAGGACCCGACTTTCGTGTCCTCGCAACCATGGGACACATCAGAAAGCTCGACGAGGACCTCAGTGCACTCGGCCTCGATTCCGACTTTTCCTTGCGATATACATTTATCAAGGAGAAAGCAAAGTCTATGAGTGCGATTGTGGATGCGGCATCCAAAGCATCGGCCGTGTATCTGTGTGCAGACGATGACCGTGAGGGAGAGGCGATTGCGTATTCCGTAGCATGTTTGTTAAAGGGTGATCCCATGTCCTTTCCACGCTCCGTCTTTCATGAGATCACCGAGAAGGCTGTAAAGGCCGCTATTGCGAACCCAAGGCGAATTGACATGAACAAGGTATATGCTCAACAAGCGAGAGCCGTCCTTGACATGATGATAGGTTTCACGATTTCACCGCTTCTCTGGAAGTACGTGGCCAAGGGTCTTTCTGCCGGCCGGTGCCAGACGCCTGCCCTACGTCTTGTACATGACAAGGAGCAGACCGTCAAATCCCACGTATCAACCTCTGCGTGGACTCTGAGCATTGTTCTAGGGACCATGGGGGGCACGATGGAGGATGAGCTATCAGACCAGGAATCCGTGTTAAACTATTTGGAGAATGTACACAAGGGTACCACGGCAACGATTCGGTCCGTGAAGGACGGTGTATCGACGTCTGCGCCTCCTCGACCTTTGATCACTAGCACTCTGCAACAGGAAGTGTCGGCGGTCTATTCGCTGAACCCGAAGGAAACCATGAAGGTGGCGCAAAAGCTCTATGAGGCAGGACATATCACCTATATGAGGACGGATAATGCGACAATGTCGGTGGAGGCAGTTACAGCTGCACACGCATGGGTGACAAAGGAGTTTGGGGTGGAGTATGTGAATGCATCTGCAACTGCAACTGCTTCTGATGAGAAGCTAGCGAAGAAGGTGACAGCACAAGAAGCCCACGAAGCTATTCGCCCAACCCACATGGAGGTTCGAGAGCTCCCAGGTAGTGAGGAATGGTCCCCCAAAGAAAGAAATGTCTACGCATTCATCTGGCGGCGCAGCATTCAGTCAACGATGGCTGCCGCTAGAGGCACCAAGCGAACCGTCCAATTCACCCTCGATGCCGATACCGACGCCTTCATGTGGAATTCCTCCGAGTCCAAAACCATCTTCCAAGGATGGCAGGTCCTAGGCAAGAAAGTCAACATCGATTCCGATGACGAAGAAGAAACCACCTATAAGCTCGACGGCGTCAAGGTAGGCCAGAAATACACGTGGAAGCACATCCAATCTTCACCCAAGCACACCACGCCCCCTCCTCGCTTTACCCAGGCCACCCTGGTCCGAGATTTGGAGAAACACGGGATCGGCCGCCCCTCGACCTTTGCATCTTTATTAGACGTGCTTCTTGAAAAGGAATACGTTGAACTCTATGACAGTCCAGGTATCGTAGAGACATCCCTGCGCTACACTCTAACCCCCCTCGAGTGGCCGCCCACCTCTGAAAAGAAGGAGCAAGTCATTGGAAAGGAGAAACAGAAGTTGCGACCTACCGCCATAGGCGAGTCCGTACTGGCCATGTGCCTGAAGGACGTGCCGAACCTCTTCGACTACTCCTTCACCTCGAGCATGGAGGAACGTCTCGACCTTATTGCAAGGGGAACCGAATCGTGGAAGACCCTGTGCAAGGACATCTGGCATTCCTACAAGGACGTATACGTCGCCTTGAAGGATTCGAGCTCTGCGCCCACCAAGTCCGAAAAGGTCAATGAGCTCGGCGAAGGGTACAAGGCAGTTCTCAGCAAGAATGGACCCCTAGTCCTCTTTAACAAGGTATTTACTCCCTTGCCCGAAGGAACCAACCTTATGACACTTACTCTCGAAGATGCAAAGAAAGCCATTGCTGACCATGCAAAAGGATTGAGTATAGGAAACTATGAAGGGAGCCCTATCCTAAAGAAGAAGGGTCCCTATGGAGAGTATCTACAGTGGAAGGAGGTGCGGGTACCCTTTGTGGAAGGGGAGATGATCGATGCAACAGTGGGGCGTCTAGTCAAGAAGACGAGTGCGGTGAGAGTGGGGGAGTTTGCATTTGCAGTGGGGCAATACGGACCCTATATGTACAAGGTAGGGCTGAAAAAGAAGAATTTCGTGTCGATTCCTGCTGGCATTGATATTTCAAAGCTGACGGTGGATGGTGCAAAAGAGTTGTATTCGGCAGGGAAGAAACCACGGAAATAAAATATAGAATGGGAAAAGAATGTCATCTCCGCCATCGAGATCTCCTTCGCCGAATCAGACGAATGTTATAAAGGGTGACAAGGAAAAGGAGGCGCCACGGGTTCAGCGCCCGAACAATGGATGGACACGTGAGCAGGAGGAGCTCATGGCCGGCTGGTCAGACATTGCCACCTGTTACCGGTGGATGCACGACCGCTGTGAAAAGCAGATGAACATGAGTAATATGTGGATTACTGTGCCCGTCATTGTTCTCTCGACGTTGACCGGGTCTGCCAGCTTTGTTATGAACAGTCTTGTGGGCGATAATCCTACGGGCCAGAAGTATGCTCAGATTGGTATTGGTGGTGTGTCTATCTTCACGGGGATTTTGACAACTCTTGGTAATTTTTTTCGATATGCGCAGAACTCGGAGTCCAATCGTGTGGCGAGCATTGCTTGGGGAAAATTCCAGCGACAGATTGCGGTTGAGCTGGCCCTGAGTCCCACGGAGCGCTTGGTTTGCTCGGATTTCCTCAATATCGCTCGTGCTGAATTAGATCGTCTTATTGAGCAGTCGCCGCCCATCCCTGACAAGATCATTCGGGAATTCGAGAAGGAGTTCGAGTCGATTCCTGCACTCAAGAGACCCGATATTGCTCATGGTGTTGAGCACACGCAAATCTTTAAAAACACGGATACCCGTCTCAAGCAGCTGGCGGTTGATGCTGCCGTGTATATGAAACAGAAGAGAAAGGTGTGGAATGAATCGCTGGCCCCCGATATTGATGCTAAAGTGAAGGGTGAGGTTGGGAAGGTGGTGCCGGATCTTATGGAGAGAATCAAGATGCTTGAGGGCAAGCTTGAACAGAAGCCGTCGACACGGGTGCCGTTCTCTATGCGAGGGCGAGCGGGGGTGAGGATTCAGACTATGGCCAGTAGGCCAATGTCACCTCTTGCGCCGATTCCGGTGCCCGCCTCTAGCTCTG